CATGATTTTATTGTCAAAGATTCCTGTAAAAGAAACTCCAAGTAATCTTTCTTCTTTACAATTATTTTCCCAGTCTTGGTCTAGATAATTAAAATCAGTACATGCTGATTGAATTGTTCCTAAGATTGTGGCATCAATAACTTTTAATCTGATATCTTCAAACGTATCATAAGGTTTAATAACAACTTCTGTTAAATTACAGAACTGTTTAGGTCTAAGTATGATTTCGCTGCAAGGATTTGTGCCTAGTTTAAAGTCTCTAACATCTCTTCCAGCACGTTCAGCTAGCATGTTTAAAGATTCACGGTTACATATCCCTCTTTCTCCAGACTTAGAGTTATACATAGTTAACCATTCAGACAAGAACTCACCCATAGAAGGCTTCTTGTCGTAGACTGCAGAGTTATTAGATAAACTTCTGTGTCCACTAGCTTCCCACCAAGCACCTGATTTAGCCATAGCCATTTCGTTATCATGTAAATCGGATAGAGAAATCAAAGCACTTCGTCGCACAGCTCCAGCGATTACAATTTCACCAGTAAGACATACTATATCATGTACCTCGATAGGCTTAAGCTTCCTCCCTTTAGCCTTATTAAATACACTAACAACGTATTTAAATAGTCTTTCTAAAGGCTCAGGTCCACTTGCTCTTCCTCCGAATGTCTTTAATCTAGCACCAGCTGGTCTAACAGAACTGGTATCCCATGTGGGATGTATCCCTGAGTATAAATCATTTAATAAAAGACGGAAAGAATCAGCCCACCCCATTCTAGAGTCAGGAACTTTGATTACTTTATCTTCTACTCGATCAATTTTGTCAGGTATACTAGGTAATTTATCGGTATGATACTGTTCACAGGAGAAGCCAACGCCTGTACCGCAGCATAGTATATACATGATATCGCTAAAGGATCTTATCTGCTCTAAAGCAACGTAAGAACAGTTATATAGACAAGTATTATCTACATCCGCAGCAGCACCGGCAGTCATAAGAGCTCTCATCGAGGGGAATACATCTCTATTAAGTATGGATGGTTTAATTTTTGACAGGTCAACATCAAATTTATTTTCCATATAATCTACGTATCTAGTTACACATTCGTCCCAAGTTTCTCTTCGATTTTCTTCTGGTAGCCACCTACAATACCGGCTTGTGACTATAAAATTCTGGAAATCATCCATAATTTTTACTCTCCTTGTCTTTATTACCCAACTTTAGGGCACCACATAGTTATTTTATTCGTTTTTAAGCTATAATGTCGAGAATCTAGTATCTTTACACACTGTCCCATAACTTTTCCGATCTCCTCAGGATCTACTCCATGTAAATCTCGAGGAATATATTTATCATCGGCATACATTTCTAAAATATTCTTATGCCAATCCTTCTTCTTCCATTCCTTAAGAAACTTCTCAGCTTTCTTAGGACCTATACGCCACAAGCCTGGGATTCCATCCGTAGAATCTCCTGACATCCATTGTTTACAAAAGAAAGCATCAGCTTCCTTCTTTGTTATAAGGACAGGTTCTTTATCTTTGACTGGATTGTAATGCCATCCTTTCACACCTTTAAGATCTTTATCTATAGTAACAGCGATAGCTTTACCACTGGATGCATAAACACCTAGTAGGTCATCTGCTTCTATAGTATTATCTCTTATTACATTAAAGGTATCGGTAATATAATCATAAACATCTGGCAAACAATCAGGAGTATGCATCTCTTCCCTATTTCTTTTGTAGTTAGGCCAAACTTTTCTTCTAAAGTTTTGTTTTCTACTACAGGATAAAGCAACTTCTATATCATCAACACCTTCAGGGGTCCATTTCTTCATGTCATAGTTTACTTTTTCCTCGAGAGTATCTATACCTTCTATCTCAGCCCAGAACGCTGCTTTATATACTATGATATCTCCATCTATTACTGCTTTGTTAGGTTTCTTCATCTTCATCATCCTCAATTTCATCAAAGAGTAAGTCAAGTAAAGTTTCTACAGATTCTAATAGTCCTTCTTCTCTACTAAATTCTCTGGACTCTAAGCCACACCAGACAGGAGCCATCTCTTTAGTCTTATTCTTTAAATGATCTTCGCCCTTATCGTTTGTAACATAGTCGGTTACTAGTTTAGTAAACTGTTTACCAGAAG